AGTATTTTTTTGCTTGTCAGTTCCATAGCATTGATCATGGCTGAGATTAAAAAGCTGCATGCATATCTGTTTTAATGGTTCTGCAAAGTTATAGGACTTGACAAAGGGCCAGATATTTCCTTCCGCGTAAGCAGCAAACTCCCCGTCTTTTCTGTCGATGTCTAATATTCCACGACCATCCACGCTGTTCCCATTTTCGTCCATAGAAACAGCACTAACTATAAGTTCTCCTTTATCACTCATGTCGAAATAGTCTATGACATTATTACGCTTCATTTCGTACCCGTGCAGAAATCGCACCGAGGTTGTTTTACCAGACTGCTTGCTCCCAGAGAATGCCAGTATTTTTTGATTCACATCAACACTCTAGTTGCGGTTTGAGATATAAGTCTATGTCTTGTGAGGACATGTCTCCCACATCCTTGTTCTCAATCGTAGGAAAGTATAGGTTGAATGATCTTTTGCAGTCTTCCTCAATTTTTTCTCTCGCAAGTTTTCCGGCTTCGTCATTATCCATTATGACAAAAAGATTCAAAGCTCCCGACTTTTCCAACTTAATTTTTTGTTGGTCTGTCATTCCACAACCAAACAGGCCAAGAGAATTGTATATACCGGACTCTTCTAATCTCCAGACATCGCCCTGACCCTCAACCAGAATGGCAGACTTTGTTTCGGCTATGTGTTCCCTAGCATACCAGTAGTTATATAGGTAAAATCTTTTTTGGAAGCTCTTGCTAAACAGCCATTTTGGATTGAAGTTATCCATTGTGGAACGCCCAACACACCCAACCATTACCTCGTGATCATCATCATATACTGGGACAACAGCCCTTCCACACATGGGGCGTCCCTTTGAGAGACACAGCCCAACATCAAATTTATCTAGTATTGACGAACTATAACCTCGATTTAAATAATATCTAGCCGGAATTATTAAATTGTCTCTAACATCACCACGACTTGGTAAGTTCTCTTTTTTTAAAGGCTCTAGTTCTAGGCTTTGAACCCTGTTTACAAATTTAGATTTGCCATCTATTATTTTTAGGTACTCCGTATCCACTCCTCTGGATTGGATGTTTAGAAATTTACACGACCAATTAACAGCCTTGTTGAAAGGAACCTCGTCTCCTTCGATGTTAGATAAAATTCCACGAACAAGGCCCAGCATATCGTTCCCGTATTTTTTCTCACAATGGTGTGTCCAGCAGACCCAGTTTCCCCCGTCCAGAAAGATGCTCAGGGCGGTTTGGTTGTCACTTCCCTCATGAACTGGACAGGTGCTTGAAGTTCTTTCCCCGTTATTTAGGTAGGCAATTTCAAACTGATCGAACAGGTCTTCCACGTTGTCCAGAAGGCGTGACCGAACTTCCTTTATTTTGGTTTTGCTGAATCTCGTTTTAATCAATTTCGATTTCCTCATCCACCGATTCAAGCAGCCCGGAATCCCTGTCGCTGGTATTTTTATTTCTCTTTAGTTCGTTTCTTGTGGACAACTCTTTTAGTTTAGCCACCTCTCCCATCATTGACATGTTGATATAATCACCATCATCTAAGCCAGCCCCATGCCTAGCCACAATTGGGACAAGCTTTTTGTTTCCATTTTCTACAGAGTCCTCTGCTATTTCATCATCCGACTTGTTCTTAAAGATAGAAAAACTAGTACACAGCCAGATCAATCTATCAGACCCGCTCACAACATCTGTGGTTTCTTTTGTTATGCCATCTCGGTTGAGTTGTACAAAAGACAGGCATGGACAATCGTACTCTACGCAAAAATTATGAAGAGATGTTATCTGAAATCCTAGCGCTTGATATTCTTGTATGTTGTTGGTAATACTATCAGCAGTCATAAGTTTCAGATAGTCATAGATTATGAGGCAATCATTTATTCTGCCGTTTTCATCATACCCAACCCTTTGAATAATCCATCTTTTCATGAGAGAGATTGTTTGTTCGAAAGGTCTACCGGCTATGCTAATATAGTCATAGGGTATCGCCTCTATGGATTTGGCTGCTAACTCTACCCTCTCACAATCACTTTTTCTATTGGTAAATTGTCCGGTTGATATATCGTTAATAGGTATGTCACTAATGTGGGCCAGCATTCTATTTTGATGATCTTCTTTAGACATCTCTGTGTCTAGCATCAAGACTGGAATTCCAGACTTTGCAACATGTATGGCAACATTGTCAGCAAAAACGCTTTTCCCAACCTTGGGTCTGGCTGCGATAAGGTCAACGCATTTTCTTCTAAAACCACCCCCTATTGCAAGATCATATCTTTTCATTCCGCTGGACACTCCTATAATGTCCACAGGATTCTCTTTTAGATGATCCACATAATCACAAATATCAGACCCAATCTGCTCTGGTCTGTTGTTGTTGTTTTGGTTCTGGAGAGAACACAGTTCAAATACAGGACTTTCTGCCAAAGAAAGAATGTGATCCACGCTTTCTTCACCATTTATTGCCGACACATCCTCATAAATTTGCTTACTAATTTTCTGTATGTCTCTCCCAATCTGTAGCTTTTTTAGCTTAACAGCGAACCCGACAACGTTCTCTTTATGAATTGGGTATAAAGAAAGAGATCTCAAGTATTCAAACTCTGACTTGTCGTCAAAGAAGTTGTCTACGTTAAGAGTTTTTGCTGAAGATATGACTGATGGAATATCTACCGAGGTCTGATCAGACAGGCATTTTTGAAGGCACTTATATATTACTTGGTTTGAAGTGTCAACAAAAGAATCTACATCGAGTATCTCGCTTGTATCTAAGTATGTATCAAGACCATATTGAAATATACCAGAAAGAACGGCTCTTTCTGACGCCACATCTCCCAACACTTTCGACATTTTGCAATCATCCTATGCAGTTATTACATCTGTAGAATTCTCCAAATCCTAGAGCTTCATGAACAGAGTCCCTCTTTCCACAGACATGACATATAACTTCCTTATATTTGGTTGGAGGCCTGCCCCTCTTTGTAAGAGAGACCTCTGGGGTTGTGTTCCCTGAATCTTTATGTTCAACCCCCTCATCAACAAAGGTGTTTTCTTTTGCGGACACGGGGCTGGAAGACTTCTCTTTAATGACAGAACCCTTTTTGGAACTTACTAAGTATTCTTCTGAGTTTAACCCTCCCCCATCCGAGTCGGGAGCTACGACATCGCTAGGATAAATTTTTTCTCCAGTGAGATCAAAAAATCCATCTGCAATCAGAGAGAGATCACCGGACAAAACTCCGCTTTTGATTTTGCCCAGAGCTTCCTGTAAAACAGGCATCAGTATCCCACCTTCCTACCCTTTTCTAACAAGGTGTCTGCCATTCTTCTTACATCCCTAACTTTATCAGTTAGTCTATCGATTCTTGCCTGAGCATGTTTTCTTATGAGTTCTAGTTTGGAAGCGAACTCGTTACTATTAATAATTTGCTGAACCTTGATCTCGTGTTTGGTGTATTTATCAAATCCGTAATTGTTTATTTCTTCGGCAATTATTCTTCGGAGATTATCCATAGCAAAATTCAGCTTGATATTATTTTTGCCTACCTCTTCCTGAAGGTGGTTTGCATAGGTATATATCAAGTAAGCATAGGTTGTACATTCAGAAGCCTTTAGCGCGGATAGCTCTTCAGCCTTTAGGTTAAGAGCCTTGGCACAATCTTCTGGATTAAAGTTGACTATAGATAGAAAATTAGAGTTGATATAATTATCAACAGATTCTTCAAAATTTTCTAGTCTTTCAACGGCTGTTAATTTGTTGCTTCCATTCATCTTCATTCGCTTTATGGTCTAATACCACAATATCTATTGAGTTAAGATCGCACCATTCTTCTTTATCTCTATCTCTAGCTTTGGCTTTATAAAATGCTTGCTTGGTTTTATAGAAGAAGTTGTTATAGGTATAGTGCTGTTCTCCATGCACCTCAATTATAAGGTTTTGTGATGGCAAAAAGAAGTCAGCATAAAGAGGCTTCTTTCTTGAGATTGTTGTGCTTCCCGGCAGGGTCACCTCTTCCAGTATTATATCATGAGGAAAGAGATCCTTCAAGACAGATCTGGCCTTTTTGTGATTTTTGGAGCATTTTTTCTTGCCGAATCTGTACTTTGACTTGGTGAGATTCCAGCTATGTTCTCTTCCATCCAAGCCCAGCACTTTCATAGCATCTCTTTGATCTTCTTGTCAAGTTCATCAAGGTGTTTTGGGTTATCTTCTAAGAACTGTGCCAG